GGGAGAGGTGGAACGGCACGGCCCGCCGCCGACCACCTCCCGCCGTCCCTTGTCGTCCGCCGTTATCCTGCTCTTCCTGACCATCCTTGTTGAACCGCCGTCTCCCTGTCGTCTCCCTGTCGTCCCTGTGCGCTCAGATGGCCCTGTAGCCGGCCTTCGTCTCGTCGATGCCTGTCGCTCCCCAGGCGAGGCCTGTTCCCGGTCGGTCCTGGTCGCTTTGCGCGTAGGGGGCGAGTATCTGGGCCCACTCGCGCTCGAGGCGGATGACCTCGTCCTGCAGGGCATCGAGGTCGATGAGCTCGGCAGGGGGTGCCTCCTCGGGGCGACTGGCGAGGATGACGAGGCGCTGGCGGAGCATGAGGCTGCTCGCGAGCTTGCGCTCCGCAAGACCGATGGCCTGGTCGGTCACCTCGTCGGTCAGTGTGTAGGTGGTGATGCCCACCACCTGGAGCGTGCGGGTCTGGGAGTCTCTGATCGCGCCCGCGACGCGTGCGGCGGCGAGGGTTTCGTCATCCCTGCGCTCCCAGTCGAACTCCTGGGCGGTGAGGCGCAGTTCGCGGATCACATCGTCACTGCTTGCCTTCGGCCTGGGGACCGGCATGGTCGAGGACCTCCTCATACAGTGAGCTGAGCGCGGCCACGGTGCGCGAGATGTCGTAGCGGCTGCGGACCGTCTCCGCGCGGTCCTTGCGGCTGATCACCGAGAGGTCCAGGGCGTGCGCGATGCCGTCGGCGACCCGGTGGGGGAGCCAGAAATCGGTGATGCAGATGTCGGCGGCCCGCGTCGGTGCGACCACCGGGCAGCCGCAGGCCTGAGCCTCTCGGCAGCCCGAAACCCTCGCCCATCGAGGGCGACAGGAGCACGTCTGCCGCCCTGTATACATCCACCACGTAGCTGCTCGGGAAGCCCAAGATATTGTGATACTGGTCGCAGAATACGACGTTCGCCTTGGGCACGCCCACGGCTTCCAAGCATTCTTCAAGGTCCAGGCCAGTCATCTCTGGCCCCTTATACGTGTGGAGGTATAGGACGGCATCTGTGTGGCCGGATTCATCGAGGAACGCCTTCCAGGCCATGATCGCCTCCGGAAAGGCCTTCCGACTCGGGAAACCCTTATTCGCGGCGACCATCGCCGCGATAAACACATCCTGTGGCAACCCCAGCCGCTCGCGGCTCTCGCGTTGATCGCCTGGTGCGTATTGGTCCATTTCCAGGCAGTGCGGCACATAGGCGGCATCCAGCCCAACACTCTGCATCTGCGCCAGTCCGAACTTCGAGTACGCAATGGGTTGCCAGGCCACAGAAAGCGCCTGCTTCACCGGCCCCGGTATCGGGTCGCAATCAATTGGAGCCCATGGGCACCAGCGGATACCGCTCATCGCATGCGCTCGAAACGCCCACGAGTCATACAGCGTGATCACAATGTCCGCCTTGCAATGGGTCGCATGCGCTCCTATCACGTCGTTGCCGCTGCGTTCCAGGCCCAGCGGATAGATTGCGTCACCATCGCCAGTGCTGAGCATGGCTCCTTGGAGGCCATAGTTTGCGCCCAGCGTCACCTTGTGCCCCAGTGCCTTGATACGCGGCACATTGACGCGCGTCTGCGTGCCGTATCCCGTAGAGACCCATGGAGCGTTGCTAAACCAGAAAATGTGCACTGTTCACAGCCCCCTGTATATTGTCGGTCTGCCGCACCCCCATGTTGGGCCAACCAGGCACCGGGGGCATAGTGCTCTTCGCCACAGGGCTAGATTGGCCCACTATCACTAAGTGCAATCGCTACTACGCGCCGACACCGGACACGTAACTGAACCCGACCGTGATGTTCAGCGGCGCGACATCTCCGGCCTCGTTGTAGCCGAGGCAGAGGTAATCACCGCCGTCCATCGTCCCCTCGGAGATGCTGAAATTCCGAGGTACCGTCGCCGTCCAGTCTCCGGTGCCCGTCGCCCCCAGCACGGCGGACACATCCGTGGCTGTAGCTGTGCCAGCCGCGCCACGGTCCACCAGGTTCAGCCAGATCGCGGTTCCCACACCGTCCTTGATCGTGGTGTCGCACGAAGCCCACGCCTCCAGAATCTCGATCTTGGCGAACCGCGTCGGTACCTTCCAGATCGGCAGGGTGCCATCCGCCTGATGGTCGGCGATGTTCACCACTACCGAGTGCACATTGTCGTATCCGAACATGGATCACACTCCTCTCTCAGCTCGTTGGCGCGGTGATGTCATGGAGCACCTGAATGCCCCACGTTGGCCGCCAGGTTCCATGCGCGAACATCACTGTCGCGTTCAGCTCCCAGGCGCGCTTGGATGCATCGCGTTCTGGTTCGATGCGTACGTCGCGCCGCAAATCGAACGCAATCGCGTTCGGGTTGAAGACGGCCGAGTAAGCACCGGTCCCGCCCGACTCTTTCAGGTTCGAACTGATGAAAATCCCGTCGAGGCCCGCGGCGTTCGCCACGTAGTATCGACGCATCACTTCGTCCTGGAAAGCCGGGGCATTCGTGACCGTCGCACTCACAGCGGCCACCGTCGCCAGATCATGCCACGCATATGGGTGCAACACTGCGTAGTGTGGCCGCGGCACGTTTGCATCACGCAGCCGCGCCTCTGCGGCGAGCAGATAGCCCCAGAGAGCTGTCCCGCCGAGGCTGCCCAGCGTGCCGCCCGTCAGCGACGCAAAGTTCGAAAAGACGGTCGTGTCGATATACTTGGCGAACGCCATACCGAGTTCTATACCGGCGTCCTGACGCGCATTCTGGGGATCGGTCTCTAGCCGGCGATCCGTGAGGATCACTTGCGCCATGTACTCCGCCGGCGTCAGCGTGCTCAAGAGCGTTTTATCGAATGCGGTAGGAGCCGCAAAGTCCTCGGCTTCGGCCACTACGGCCGGCGTGATTTCTGGGTAAGTCGTCACGCTCCGCGTCTGGTCGCCCCGCCCATCCGTGAACACGCGCACCATCCTCGTCGCGAGGCTCTGGTCGCGCGCCACGAACACGGCGTCCTCGTAAATGTTGTTGAAGTAGCTATTCAGTTCGGCTACTCCGCTTAGTCCCACAGTCATATCACACCTCTCTTATCCTTCACGTAATGGTACGTACCCCCCGGTGCCCGTCGTGCCCAGTACGGAACCGCCACCGCCGAACAATCGCGCGCGTCGTGCTTCGTCCGACTCGCCAGTTCCCTGGCCTCGGCCCGGATTCGTCGCGCCGACTGTCCCCGTGGGCTGCAGGAGGTATGGCTTGGCCTTGGCCAGTTTCTGCAGAAGGTCGTCTGCGTTCGTAACCTGGCCGTCGTCGGTGATCTGCACCGCGCCCGCATCCAGGAATCGCAGTACATCCTCCGGCTCTCGGAAGCCCTGCACCGTCGCGCGCGCGATCACCGCCGCGCGAATCAGCGCCTGGCGCTTCCCCGCCTCTGCCTCTGCCGCCCTCTTTTCCAGTTCCGCCAGTTTCGCCTGCGCTTTCTCCAGTTCGCTCATCTGGGCGACCTGGCGATCCGCTTCGGCCTTCTCATACGCCTCCAGCTTCTTGCGGCGCTGCGCGGCCTCCTTGTTGGCATCCGCCAACGCCTTACGCGTGCGCTCAAGTTCCGCCTGGAGGTCCGCCGGATCGCCGGGCACCTGTCCCGCCGCCGGCGGCTCTGTCGTTGTTTGCTCATTGCCCANNTGCCCATCTCGGGCGCGCTCTCGTCTGGCATCTCGCCTATGTCTCCTTTGTCAACCCGCTCACTTGCCCTTCTTCGCCTTACTCGGCCGGATCTTCGATCCGTATTTCTTCGTCCACTTTCTGGCTATCTCTGGATGATGGACCCACAGATAACCGCGTTGCGCCTTACTTTTGAATGGCATTACCTACCTCCTTCAGCGGCTTGACACCGATACTGCGCCCCCATTCCGGATCTTCCCGCCATGCTACCATGTCGCGCAATGGCGTCCCATTCGTCCATGCCTCGTAGTGGCCCGGCCCCAGCATCTGCCGTTGCACGCTCTCCGTCTGCC